AGCGACGGTCAGAGATTGCAACTGGACATAAACCCGGCGATCTGAATGAACATCTGTTCGATTTTCAACATGCCATCGTATCGTGGGCAGTTCGCCGTGGACGTGCTGCTATCTTTGCAGATACGGGACTTGGTAAGACTTTGATGCAGCTTGCATGGGCTGATGAGGTTCAATCTCATACTGGCGGCATTGTTGTTGTTTTAGCTCCATTAGCTGTGTCCGAGCAGACCATCGAGCAGGGAAAAACATTTGGCATTGAAGTTAAACGCATACCGCATGGAGAAGCTCCTACCGAGCCTGGCGTTTGGATTACAAACTATGAGCGCATTGACGCTATCGACTTCACAGAACTGCATGGCATCGTTTTGGATGAATCATCTATCCTGAAAAGCCACAACGGAAAGACCCGTACAGCCATTATTGAGTCGTGCCAGTCCGTACCGTATCGCTTAAGTTGCACTGCTACACCATCGCCTAATGACTTTGAGGAGCTAGGAAACCAGTGCGAGTTTTTAGGCGTTATGACCCGCACAGAGATGCTGGCTACTTACTTTGTCAACGATACCGGAGACACTGGCACATGGCGATTAAAAGGTTGGGGCGCATCCATGTTTTGGAGTTGGATGGGTACATGGTCAGTCGTACTACGCAACCCTTCCGATATTGGATTCGATGGTTCTAAGTACATACTTCCGGCTCCTATCTATCACGAGCATGTCGTAGAAACTGAGCAGCTAGGCGATGAACTATTCGCCCGACCAGCACAAACCATGCTAGAGCGACGCAAGGCACAGCGGGACAGCATAGAGGCACGTTGCCGCGCGTTGGCGGATGTAGTCAATGCAGACCAGTCAGAACCGTGGCTTATCTGGACTCACTTGAATGATGAGGCTGAGTTATTGGCTGAGTTGATACCCGGTGCAGTCAACGTTCAAGGATCTGATAGCCCTGAATCAAAGACAAAAAACATGATGGCTTTCACGCATGGTGAGCTACGTGTTCTTATCTCCAAGCCAAAGATCTGCGGATACGGCATGAATTGGCAGCACTGCGCTCGCATGGCGTTTGTTGGGCTGGATGATTCATTTGAGAAGTTCTATCAGGCCGTGCGCCGTTGCTATCGGTTTGGACAGACCAGAAGCGTCGTAGTTCACCTATTCACAGCTGAGAACGAAGGCCAGATTCTTGACAACATCAAACGCAAAGAAGTGCAACACCACGAAATGAGCGCAAACATGATCGAACACATGAAAGACATTATGAACAACGAACTAGCAGGACAGGAAAACGTAGTAGACGAATACCGCGAGGACGTTTACAAGTCTGATAACTTCACCGTGTACTTGGGGGACTGCGTAAAGCACTCACGAAACATGCCAAGCGATAGCATTGATTACAGCGTTTTTTCTCCACCGTTTGCTGACTTGTTTGTGTACTCCAACAGCGACCACGACATGGGCAACTGCAAAAACGATGATGAGTTTGTCGCGCAGCTTCGATTCCTGATTACCGAACTATTCCGAGTTTTGAAGCCTGGACGCAATGTGTCATTCCATTGCATGAATCTGCCAACAACCAAGATGCGCCAAGGTTTTATCGGCCTGCGCGACTTCCGTGGTGACCTTATCAGAGCTTTTCAAGATGCTGGATTCATCTACCACTCCGAGGTGGCTATCTGGAAAGACCCAGTAGTGGCAATGCAGCGCACGAAGGCGTTGGGCCTGTTGCATAAGACCATCCGGGAAAACAGCACTATGAGCCGCATGGGGCTTCCTGACTACGTTGTGACCATGCGTAAGCCCGGTGAGATTGCAGAGCGAGTAACCCACGGCGATGACCTACCAGTGATGATGTGGCAGAAATACGCATCTCCTATTTGGACAGACATTAACCAAGGCCGCACACTAAACAAGCTACCAGCACGTGATGAGAACGACGAAAAGCATATGTGCCCGCTTCAGCTGGATGTGATTGAGCGCTGCATTCACCTGTGGACTAACAAAGGTGATGTAGTTTTCTCTCCATTTACAGGAATCGGCTCTGAGGGTTATTGCGCTGTGAAGATGGGCCGAAAGTTCATTGGAACTGAATTGAAACCCCAATATTGGGAACTGGCTTGCCAGAATATTGAAGATGCTTGCAATGAGCAGGTTGGTCTTTTCTCGCAGTGAACTGCGTAATGTGCAACAAGCCACTTGCAAAGGTGGCTTATTGGGTAGCAGGAAGGGCAATAGGCCCGACCTGCTACGCTAAACGATTTGGCAAGACTCTGCGCATAGATAGCAAAGTCGTTGCCAGCGATCAATCCGATTTATTCACCAATGGAGACACTATGCAAAAGACACTAAAAGTAAAGCGCGTTCACGACAACGCAATTATTCCTAAGTACCAAACCGCAGGAGCTGCTTGTTTTGATTTGCACGCCGCAACGGTAGCAGGTATGACTCAAATAGGCTCAAGCGTCGAGCAGGGCTTCCCTGTTACCTGCGGGACTGGGTTAGCCTTTGAGATCCCGGAAGGCTATGTAATGCTGGTTTACAGCCGCTCAGGGCATGGCTTCAAGCATCAGGTCAGATTGTCCAATTGTGTAGGCGTGGTGGATTCTGACTACGTTGGCGAGGTAATGGTGCAATTGGTAAGCGATGAGGTTGACCACGACATGGGCCGCATGCCAATGTTTGTAAAGCCTGGAGACCGCGTAGCACAGGCCATGCTTATCCCTGTTGATCAATGGGCCATTGAGGAAACTAGCGAGCTAAAGGAAACCGAGCGCGGTGATAAAGGCTTCGGTAGTACAGACAAGCAGTCTCCTTTATTGTAAAAAAATAGCACTACCCCTGAGAAATTGGGGGTAGAATATGCCTAGAGAGTTTCTTACTGTCATGATCAAGATGACCATAGTGAAAAGCTCTCCAAGGCCTGCCGCCGGAGTTTCGTGCTTGATCCACGAGGCCCCGGCGGTTTTTTTTGGAGTAACGAAAATGCAGATAGCAACAATGGACAGCTCGCAAAAGATGTCGAGCCGTGAGATAGCGGATTTGGTTGAATCACGTCACGATAGCGTAAAGAGATCAATGGAAACATTGCGCGACAAGGGTGTGATCAGGTTTACACAGGAAGTGGGAACCTCACACGAGGGGCCTGGAGCAAGACCCGTCGAGGTTTATATGGTTGGTAAGCGTGACAGCTACGTGGTTGTTGCCCAGCTATCACCAGAGTTCACAGCACGATTGGTAGACCGTTGGCAGGAATTGGAGGAGCAACAGGCCATTAAAGTGCCAACAACGCTATCGGGAGCCTTACGACTGGCCGCAGAGCAAGCAGAGCAGATCGAAGCCAAAGACGCGCTATTGCTTGAGCAAGCACCTAAAGTTGCCATATACGAGATATTGGCAGACCGCAAACAAGATGTAAGCACGACTCTCATTGCAAAACAATTAGGCACTACGGCCATCAAGCTCAATCAGTTTTTGCGTGAAGGAGGCGTGAAGTGGCTAAATGCTGATTTGCCTAAAGCTGGCTATTCTGAGTGGTTCAATGTCGTAAGCGATGTGCGTAACGGGCACGAATTCCATCAATGTCTGATTACACCGCTCGGGCAGCTAGAAATCACGAAGCGGTGGACGGAAAAATAACGAAATTTTGGTATAATGTTTGCATCCCTTGGCGGGGATTTATTAGGCAAGCCCTAGACGGTATTCTGCTGGTGCCTACCAGTCCGCCAACATGCGAAAGCGTGAGAGTACCGCCTAGGGCTTTTTTATTGGAAAAGCATGCAGGTTAAAAACTGGGCGAAGTTTCAGCACTTCAAAGATCGCAGGCCACCGTGGGTAAAGCTATATCGCGATATTCTTGATGATATTGAATGGCACAAGCTAGATGGCGATTCTGCAAAGATGCTTATCAATATCTGGCTTATCGCAAGCGAATATTCTGGGGAAGTTCCCGACATAGCCACGTTGGCATTCCGTTTACGAATCACTGAAAACCAAGTAAAAAAGGCGCTTTCTTCGCTTGGTCATTGGCTGATATCAGAGCGATATCAAGACGATATCAACTTGATACAAAAAATATCAGTAGCTGATATTGAAGTGCCTCTGAGAGATAGAGAAGAGACAGAGACAGAGACAAAGAAAGAGAAAGAGAAAGAGAAGAAAGCCACTAACGTGGCATGCCCCTCTGATGTTGATAAACAAACTTGGAGTGATTGGTGTCAACTTAGAAAAACAAAAAAGGCAACGGTAACGCAGACAGTTATTAGTGGTGCAAGGAATGAAGCAAAAAAAGCCGGGATAAGTTTTGATGAATTTTTGAAAGTTTGGTGTATGAGGGGATCGCAAGGGCTAGAAGCAAGTTGGCTAAAGCCAGCAGAAAAAACCCAAGCGAAGCGCACGTATCACGATATTTCAGCAATGAACTACACACAAGGAGTTAATGATGACGGAAGTTTTTGAAACGAAGGTTTGCAAAACACATGGTGAGTTTCAAGCAAAAGTAATGTCGACTATGGGGCATACGTTTTTCAGTAAGTGCCCCGGATGCACTAAATACTTTGACGACATGAAAGAAAAACAGGAAGCTGACAGAAAGGCCAATGAATTAAAAGCCTCCATTGAACGCGCTAAAGCCAGTAGCAAGATTCCCCCAAGATTCGCAAGATGCTCTTTTGACAACTTCAGGATTACAAACGAAGGCCAAGAGAAAGCTTTGACAGTTGCAAAGGCCTATACAGCCGATTGGACGCAAGCAAACGCCGATGGGCGCTGTTTAATTTTCTCAGGCAAGGCAGGGACAGGAAAAACCCATTTAGCCTGCGCAATCGCTAACGAACTGATTGAGCAAGGAGCGTATGCCAAGTTTTATACGGTCACGGGTTTGCTGCGAAGAATAAAGGAGTGTTTTGCAAAAGAATCAAAAGAGACAGAATCTGAAATGATTGACAATTTCTCGCACGTTGAATTGTTGATTTTGGATGAAGCTGGAATGGATTACGGGACCGAGTTCAATAAGACGCTGATGTTTGAAGTTTTGAACCGTAGGTATGAAAACATGAATCCAACCATCGTTATCACAAACCTTGACATGGGTGCATTGAAAGAATATTTCGGAGATCGTATTCTTGACCGAATGCGAGAGGGCGGAGGAAAATTGGTTTCATTCAATTGGGAAAGCCAAAGAAAATGAACCACTACGAAGCCATTGCAATATTGGAGCGCGTGAAAGCTGGCGACAAAACGCCAACGGTCAAAGAAATCACAGAGGCGCTGATCCTTACGGGTGATATTGGTGATTGACTACTACGAAGCATTAAAAGCCCGCATCATTGAACATTGCGCAAACATGGCAAAGCACGACAGAGCGTATGCTGTGTGGGCTTACAAGCAATATTGCGAGGCGCTACCTTTCATTGACTGGGCGAAAAAGTGAAAATATTTGCACAATTCGTTAAAATTCGTTTACAATACACTCACACCAAACAAACAAGGAAACCAACATGAATAAGCTACGGGTGCTCATTGCCTGCGAATATTCTGGAATAGTTCGCGACGCTTTTATAGAACTTGGTCACGATGCTATGTCATGCGACTTGCTACCAAGTGACAAGCCAGGGCCGCATTATCAAGGTGATGTATTTGACATCATCGACTATCCTTGGGACTTGGCAATAATGCATCCACCTTGCACACACTTGAGCGTTTCTGGAAGTAGGCACTTTGAAGTCAAGCGAATTGACGGAAGACAGCAGTCAGCCGCATCGTTCTTTATGGCCTTGCAGCGTCGTACAGCACATATACCCAAGACCGCAACAGAAAACCCAGTGTGTATCATGTCAAGCCTTTGGAGAAAACCAGATCAAATAATACAGCCTTGGCAGTATGGTCACGGTGAAACTAAGGCTACGTGCCTATGGTTAAAAGGCTTGCCGCTTTTAGTTCCTACGGATGTAGTTGACGGAAGAGAGCAAAGGATTCACAAGTTACCACCAAGCGCAGACCGCTGGAAGATTCGCTCCACTACGTTCGATGGAGTGGCGAAGGCAATGGCAGCACAGTGGTCTATCCAATGAATTCGCTCACAATTCCACTGCTAAACCGCCAGCAAGCATGGGCCGCAATACAAAATCAGGTGTTTCCGTTCTTAGCTGCCGTACTGCAAGCAGACCAGCGGTACACACTGACGGTAAAGCCACAAACGCGAAGCAGCGAACAGAATTCTTTGATGTGGCCAATTTTGCAAGAGTTCTCAAGACAGATTGAGTGGCCTATCAATGGTCACATGGTAAAGATGGACGCTGACGAATGGAAAGCCGTTCTATCTGCGGCTTTTAAGCGCGAGACCGTTCGCCTGGCTATGGGATTAGATGGTGGTGTGGTTATGCTGGGGCAAAGAACTAGTAAGTTCACCAAGGCTGAGTTTTCCGAGTTCATAGAATTTTTATACGCAACGGCTACGGCTAGAGGCGTGAAACTACCTGCAATGGAGCGTGACCAATGAAACAAGAGGCGCCAGAACGAATTTACAACTGGTTAAACACACAAATGAGCATTGCCAGATATTGGGGGGGAATAACCTACATGGGCCATAGCTATACCGTTTCTAGAACTGAGGATGGATCACCGTTGGTAAGAGATGACGTGCTGCATCGAGAAATGATAGAGAAAAAAGCCGAGCGCAAAGCCGCAAAACAGTTAGCCGAACAAAAAAACAAGCAAGCGCAAGGTGAGTTTCTGTGAACACCCAGCCCAAGCCTAAGCCATGCGCACAGTGCGGGAGCATATTCACCCCAGTGCGGCCAATGATGCGCGTCTGCTCGCCCATTTGCGCTAGTAGGCTGGTAAAGCAGGCAAAAAAGGATGAGCGCGAGACAACCAAGGCGCGCAAGGTGGCGATTAAGAAAATCTCTGAATTGGTGGCTGACGCGCAAAGATCGTTCAATTTATTCATTCGCAAGCGCGACCAATTGGCGGGTTATCCATGCATATCAAGCGGTAAGCCATTGGATTGGTCGGGCAATGCGGTTGACGCAGGGCATTGGAGATCAACAGGCGCAGCGTCGCATCTTCGGTTCAATGAAGATAACTGCCATGCTCAATCCAAACACGATAACCGCTACCTGGCAGGCAACGCAGCGGACTACCGCATAGGCCTAATCGCCCGCATTGGATTAGAGCGCGTAGAAGCATTAGAAACAAACAATGAGCCGCATAAGTGGACCCGAGAAGAGCTAATCGAAATAAAAGAAACCTACAAACGCAAGCTGAAAGAACTAAACCAATGAAACCAATTCAAGCCGGTGACACCTGCCTAGTCGTAGAAAGCATAGACGGCCATGCAGTAGGCCGCAAGGTGCGCGTCATATCTCTACAAGGCCAGCACAGCAAGCTAGGCAACATATGGCGCTGCCAGAGCTTAGATGGCCAGCTAGTTAGTGAATATGGCGCTATTGGCGAGACTATGGATTTTGCGCAAAGCTGGTTATTAAAGACCGACCCGGTGGAGACAAACACCAAACAAACCGAAAAGGAGCTAGAGCAATGATCATTGAAACCCCCGGTGGATTCGTTCGCCAAAAGCACGCACACTACTTCAAAGACGTTGCCCACCTGGACAGCTTAGACGTGTACAGAGTGATCAACCTTTTCGCCGTTACAGATCCATGCTTACAACACGCAGTAAAGAAGCTATTGGTAGCTGGTGGCCGTGGTGCAGGTAAGAGCATAGATAAAGACATCCAGGAAGCAATAGACACACTGGTTAGGTGGCAGGCTATGCGCGAGGAAGACAAGAAGTTAGAGGAAACAAAAAATAATTGAAAATATTTTGCAAATAGTTGGCGTAGTGCTGTAAATTGGATTACAATAAACACATCGCAACAAACAACACCAAGGAAACCAAAATGACAACTTACAAATACACATCAGGCTACAAGTTCATCAAAGTGACTTACATGGATGATGACTCCATTGAATACGTGACAGGTGGCGACGTGACAGACGACGAGCTTGATGATGCTATCAATGCAGACGGCGCTCCAATCAAAAACTACCGCCTAGAGTAAAATAAATTTACAAAAAGTTATTGTAGTCTTGCAAAATAGATTACAATAACTACATCAACAACACAAACACTAAGGAAACCAAAAATGCAAATCATCAAAACTTTAGGCAACCGCGCAGTAGTAATCAATCAGCAGGAAAATGGCCGCGTATCTGCAAACCTTTACGTTAACGCACGCAATGGCCTACAAGGTGCAGACATTACCGCTCTGCGCTGGGTTGGCAAGACTGTTAAAGGCGCTGAATCATGGGCTGCAAAGCAGTTGGCAGCATGAAGCGCTACTTTCGCGAACTAATGGAGGCAATGGGCATAGCTTGCCTTTTTGCCTCGCCGCTTATCATTTACTTCATTGACATGCCTAAATAAGGAGAAGACTATGTATATAGCAGGATGGGTAATTACAATTTGTTTGTGTATCTATGTTATGGACCGCGACGGATGGTTGTAAGTCCGATAGTAAAATGGCTGATATGAAAGAGCTAACCCCAAAGCAAGCCGCATTCGTGCGAGAGTATTTGATCGACTTGAACGCAACGCAAGCAGCTATTAGGGCTGGTTACAGCGCCAAGACAGCAGAGCAACAGGGTTATCAGCTCATTCAGAAAACTTCAGTCAAAGAAAAAATACAGTCTGCCATGAAAGAGCGAGCCGAAATAGTCGATTTAACAGCCGCAGACGTGCTGAGAGACATCAATGCCGTTAAAGCTGATGCTATGCGTAAGACCTACGATAAAGACGGCAACGAGGTTATGGCGAACCATACGGCCGCATTGAAGGCGCTGGAATTGCAGGGTAAGCATTTGAAGATGTTCACCGACAAGGTTGAGCTATTGGGAGACAAAAACAACCCGCTGCAAGTGCAATTGATTAAGCGAACCATCATCGACCCGAAGAATGGAACTTGAGATACAAACCCCGCGAGTGTTCCTCCCGCTACTAGCTGACGGGAAGCGATACCGCGGGGCGCATGGTGGGCGAGGCTCTGGAAAGTCTTTTTTCTTTGCTGAGTTATTGATTGAACGCTGCCTAATGCAGCGAACCCATGCCGTGTGTGTGCGTGAGGTTCAAAAGACGCTAGACCAGTCAGTTAAGAAGCTGATTGAAGAAAACATCGAGAAATTTAATCTAGGCTCACTGTTTGAAGTGCAGCAATCGAAGATCATTGGGCCGAATAACAGTCTTGTTATCTTCCAGGGTATGCAAGATCACACGGCTGATTCGATTAAATCGCTGCAAGGGTTTGATATAGCATGGGTAGAAGAAGCCCAAAGCCTTAGCCAGCGGTCATTAGACCTGCTAAGGCCGACAATCCGCGCACCAGGCTCTGAGCTATGGTTTAGCTGGAATCCAGGCAAAGACACAGACCCGATTGACGCACTGTTACGAGGTGCAACGCCTCCTACTGATTCGATAGTGGTACAGGCGAACTGGCGAGACAATCCGCATTTTCCTGATGTGTTGCTTGCTGAAATGGAATACGACCGCAAGCGTGACCCTGACAAGTATGCTCACGTTTGGGAAGGCGCTTACTTGCAACGCAGTGACTCCAAGGTATTTAAGAATTGGAGCATAGACGAATTTGAAGCCCCGCCGGATGCTGTGCATAGGTTTGGCGCAGACTGGGGCTTTGCTAGTGACCCTACAACATTGGTTCGTTGTCATATCATTGGCCGAAAGTTATACATTGATTACGAGGCGTATCAGGTAGGCTGTGAGATCGTAGACACTCCCGCGCTATTTATGAGCGTGCCAGAGTCCGAGAAATGGCCAATGGTTGCCGATTCTGCAAGACCTGAGACAATCAGCCACATGAGGCGCAACGGCTTTCCAAAAATTCAAGCAGCTATCAAAGGGCCAAAGTCAGTAGAGGAAGGCGTGGCATGGCTGCAATCGTTTGACATCATCGTGCACCCAAGATGCAAGCACGTGATCGACGAATTGACGCTGTACAGCTACAAGATTGACCAACTGACTGACATTGTGCTTCCTGTATTGGCTGACAAGGATAACCACATGCTAGACGCTGTGAGATACGCATTAGAAGGCGCTAGAAGGGCACAGAATGCCGTCAAACGGGTGGAAGTGCAAACAATGCCCACGGCAAACCGCTGGTAAGCGATAATCACGCGCAAAGGATTCACTTATGGCACGACTATCTAAAGAGCAACGTCACGCGAATATTCACGCCGAAGCGTTACAAGAGTTTGACATTATTCAAGAGGCGGTGCGCGATGAGCGCATGCAATGCTTGCAGGATCGTCGCTTTTACTCTTTAGCTGGTGCGCAATGGGAAGGCCAATTGGGTGAGCAGTTTGAGAATAAGCCCAAGTTTGAAGTGAACAAGGTTCACCTGGCCGTTATCCGCATCATCAATGAATATCGAAACAATCGCATTACTGTTGATTTTGTAGCCAAAGACGGCGAAGGTGACGACAAGCTGGCTGACCTGTGCGACGGACTGTACCGGGCAGACGAACGTGATAGCGGTGCAGAGGAGGCCTATGACAACGCATTCGAGGAAGCCGTTGGTGGTGGCTACGGTGCAATGCGTGTTCGCACTTGTTACGAGGATGACGAGGACGACGAGAACGAACACCAACGTATTAGGATTGAACCAATATTTGATGCTGACAGCTCGGTATTCTTTGACCTGGGAGCCAAACGTCAAGATAAGTCAGACGCTAAACATTGTTTCGTGCTGTATTCAATGACCCGCAGTGCTTATGCTGCTGAATGGGACGATGACCCAGCAACATGGCCCAAAGACATTCACCAGTTCGAGTTCGATTGGTCAACACCTGATGCAGTTTATGTGGCTGAGTATTACGTGGTTGAGGAAGTGCGCGAGACTGTTTACATCTGGCAAGCTATCGACGGCACAGAAGAGCGATACACAGACGCAGACTTCGAGAATGACGACGAACTAGAACAAACCCTGCAAGCTGTAGGCTCGCGTGAAGTGCGTCAAAAGAAGGTCAAACGTAAGCGCGTACACAAATACATCATGTCCGGTGGCAAGGTGTTAGAGGATTGCGGCTACATCGCTGGCCGGAATATCCCGATTGTTCCGGTATACGGCAAACGATGGTTTGTGGACAACGTAGAGCGCTGCATGGGGCATGTAAGGCTGGCTAAAGATGCGCAACGCTTGAAGAATATGCAGCTATCTAAGCTCGGTGAGATCAGCGCATTGTCTAGCATTGAAAAGCCCATCCTCACGCCTGAGCAGGTATCCGGTCATCAGATGATGTGGTCAGAAGATAACATCAAGAACTACCCTTACCTGTTGATCAATCCGATAACAGACCTGAATGGAAACCCAACCGCAGTAGGCCCACAGTCTTACACACGCAGCCCACAGATACCACCAGCGATGGCGGCATTGCTCCAACTGACCGACCAGGATATGTCCGAGATATTGGGCAATCAGCAAAACGGTGAAAAGATGGTGAGCAATATTTCCGGTAAAGCCGTGGAGATGATCCAACAGCGCATAGATATGCAAGCCTTCATCTATATGTCCAACATGGCCAAAGCCGTGAGGCGTGTTGGTGAGATATGGTTAAGCATGGCTAAGGATGTGTACGTCGAGGAAGGCCGCAAGATGAAGACCATTGGCCCACAGGATGAGATTGACTCTCAAACCATCATGCGCCCAAAGATCAACGACAGCGGCGAAGTGGAAATGGAAAACGACCTAGGCAACGCAGCTTTTGACGTTGCCGTAGATGTTGGGCCATCATCGTCTAGCCGTCGTAATGCTACCGTTCAATCGCTCACAGGAATGATGCAAGTTAGTGACGACCCACAGACTAAGCAAGTATTACAAGCTATGGCCATGATGAATATGGAAGGCGAGGGTATCAGCGAGGTAAGGGAATATTTCCGTAAGAAGCTGGTGCAAATGGGCGTATTGAAGCCAACCGACGAAGAAGCGCAACAAATGGCAGGTGAGGCTGGAAAGCAAGACCCCAACGCTGTATTCCTCGAATCAGCCGCTGAGGAAGCCCAGGCCAAAGCAGCTAACGCAAGAGCTGACGTACTGTTGACACTGGCAAAGACGGAAGAGACCAAGGCAAAGACCGCAGTTATGCTTAGGGAACAAGCCCCGCAAGTGCCACAGGCAGAACCGACCATTCAGCCCGAACCAGTAGACGAAGAAGGCAAAGACCTTGACCGACAAAAGCGCTTGCTAGAGCTTGAGAATATGCGGATAGAAATGGCCCTTAAGCTAAAGAAGCTAATGGATGACCACGAAGAGCAAGCCAGCAAACCAGCACGCGATCAAGCTGAAAAGGAAGTTAAGGACCGCGAAGGCGCAGACCTTACTAACACTTTCAAAGGCATCAAAGACGCAATAAATCAATTGACTTCTAGCAGCATTGAAGGGTCCAACAAGGCTATCGACGCACTAAAGAAACCCCGCCGATTGATCCGCGAGAATGGTAAAATTGTAGGCATTGAACCAGGCGACAATTGATACTATGAACAACACCACGATGTCGGTAAAGGTTAGTAATCAATGACCGCATTCACCTGTTCCACTGGTGTTGATGAGTTCTTTGACGCAAAGACTGGCGGTTCGGTCAATGCCACGCTGGACACCTACGCAATCAGTAACCGAACGCGCCTTGTAGTGCGCACAGACAGTTATGCCTGTCCAAACCACAGCACAGCATTCGGTTCACTCGACACGGTAACGTTTTCAGGGACTGGCGGGACACTGCACTTTGACCCAACCTACGTGCGCGTTGTGGCCTACACAGCAGGATCGGGCAACTCACCGGCTTTCGGTGCTGCAATCAGTCAAGGCGGTGTCTCTGGCGTGTTCCTTGGTGCTTGGACTAACTGGTTATCAGAGCCAATAGTTCCAGGCGCTGCAATAGGCGCTACCGGATTCATAAAGATCGGCGGCGTGACTGGCGGTAACTTCGCAGCGGGTGCGCTCACTGGCATTACAGCCACATGCTCAGGGCCAGACGTGCAGGGCTGGATTGAATGTCGCGGCGATACGGTGGCGACAATCACAGTGCCACGAATCGGGGCAATGACCAGCACCGAGGCATGGTTCGAGATTGGGACAACCAACGGAACACGAGGCCAGATTATTCCCTGCCCAACGACCGCAACCAATGCGAGTACGTTTCCCGGCGTGTGGATTGAGACTTCCGCAGGCTCTGGTGTCTATGAGAAGTACGCAAGCGTCGGAACAGTAGTTGCATTGGCAACGCACCGAACCGACGCGAGCATGAAAGTTATCACCCAGACAACGGCCGGCATCCGTATTGGTAATGACGGCACGAACGGCGTATTCTTTCTGCCACCAACAGGCTGCAAGGTGCGAATTCCTGCAATAATCCTGACCAACAGCACACGAACTGCATCAGGAACAGGTCCACGAGTGTTACCTAACGCAACGGTCGGTACACGTCAAGAGTTGGTGACAACGGGCGCTGGTTACTTCGACCTTCGCGGTATCGTTAGTCAGTGGTACATGAACTTACAACAGGCGTTCTACGTCAAGTACAAGTCGTGCGCCGTTAGCGACTTGATGAACCTGTACGAGATTGCATCGCCGCTTGACGTAGACGATTGCATCGTTGCACCAACAGCGGCGCAGATCAACACCGCGCTGAACGTTATTTCATGCTTTGCTGGCGGTACGGTTCAAAATAGCGTGTTCGTCAGCTTCTCGCTGGCCACAGCAGGCAGGTACGTTTCCCAGATTAACTACGCAACGGGCGTTACATTCAGCGGCAATAAGCACCAATCAGCAACGCTACGTGCCAACGGAACGACAGGAGCCGTCACGTCTACTCAAGCGGTCAACTGCACCTTCACCAATGAAACATTCATCGGTGGCCGTGGTTTGTTTGTTGGGGCGCAGCGATGCACATTTAACAACCTGACCTACTACGATCACACGATCACCACGACCACGACAGCAACCAACGGTATGTACGGGCTGGACTTTACGACGGGTTGCTCTGGCAATACGGTTAACGGCTATTCGCTCCCACTGCCAAACAACGGGCCATATAACGGGCTTGTATCTGTCTCGGCTTGCTATGACACACTGGTAAAAAACATCGGAACTAGCACAGTCGCACCGCTGGTTATGACCAATACCGTCACCAACGTTGGCGTAAACGGCGCAGGTAACAACGATGGCGTGACCATCAAGCGCGTGTTCCTAAGCGGCACGCGTGGTGGCCCATATCAGTTCGTCAACTCTGACACCAACATCTTGATCGAAAACGTGATGGGCGACTATGCCGACACGAGCGTCATGGCTGGATTGAATGCGACGATGAAGAACGTCGGCATTACTTCCGCTACAACCGGGCAGGTGTCGGTGTATGGCACGCACTGGATCACGCGATTCACGTCTACGACAGCAGGCTTTGCCGAAGTGCTGTGCAACGAACCAACAAGCTCGAGCGCTGCGCAGTGTTTCGTTTCTGGTGGCGCACCACAGTTCAATTCGTCGGGATCGCTGCTACTCACAAAGTCCGGCGACCAGGTTACATGGGAGATGCCCTTCTTTGCCGTGGGTTACACAGCCTTCACCAACACCGCGCCGACAGTAACGGGAACAAACGTAACCTTTACTAGCGGATCGACGTGGGGCAATCACACCATTGAATTCGCAATCAACACAGGCTCGGGTTATGGCGCATGGCTTGGATTGAACGCGGCCAACCTTATTTCACAGACATTCAACAGCACCACAGGATTTAAGCTCAAATTCAGGGCTACAACGCTCACGGTAAACGCAGGTAACGTGATCACAAACATTCGCGCTGCACTCACCACGACTTCGAGCGACCAACAAACCAAGCTATACCCGCTGTCTGTGAATACAATCACGTTCACCGGGCTACCAACTGGAACGGATGCGGTAGTGTTGACGGCTGGCACTTCGACCATTTTGGCAAGCGTTGACGCAGGAGTTGGGACAACTTTCGCTTATCAATATGAAGGCACACCGACTATTGACGTGGGCTTTATTAAGGCAGGCTACGTGCCACAGTACATTCGCAACTTGACGCTAACCAGCGTTGATTCATCAATCCCTGTCAGCCTGACCGTTGACCGCAACTACGCATAAAGGACCATCATGGCAAAAATCACCAGTAAAGCAGACCTGATCGTCGGGACCAACCTGACAATTGACGAGCCGGGGCGAATCATCACTCTAAACGCTGGGGGTGCGCTGGTTGCTAAGGATGGCGTGACGTGGCAGGCTTTGTATTCCAAGCTGGTAGACCTTTGGGCAACATCAACCTATCAAGACAGCCCTTTTCCGGCATATGCAATTGATGCGTTGTCTGGTCAGTTTCAGATTGGCACAGACGGCTCCACATACTCAGGGTGGAAATTCTCCGATACTGACAGCGATGCAACCCGTAACATGCTGCGTGATGGCGGCTGGTCCGAATACTCTGCGGCTGGCGTACTCCTTCAACAGTACGCAGGCTTCATTGGCTTGGGTTCCATTACGCCGGCTACTACGGTGCAGCCTTACTATCACCTTGCACCAACAGACGCAGCGGTGAATTTCCCATTCACTGACCAGTTCAACGTGGGTGTGCGCGTGTTTGGCGATGCAACGCATGGCAACTTTGACAAACGCACTTATGCAAAGGCATATGTCCGTGAGTACGGAAAGAAGTTCAAATCTTCTGTGCTGGCTGATACTGGTGCAACAGGCACAGGAGCGAATAAGGTCAACTTCTTGGTATCCAATGAGGATGACTTGAAGATCACAGGCCTACTGGGTGCTGTGCAAGCCACTGGCGATGCAGCTATGGCTGGCGCTCCGTACTCTGGCATCACGGTTGCCTACTACACAGCAAACCAAACCCGCACCATTGCCGGCGTGTCGCGCGACTTCAAGATCATCATTGAAGGTAACGGTGGTACGCTTGAGC